GGTGTACTAACCCATACAGAGCTTCTGATGTTGAGTTTATGATAGTCTTATCACTAAACACGGATTTTTCTACTTCAAGAAGATTTCTCACTGCATTTGTAGCTGACCGATACATATTGTTCTCTTTGTTTCCAAATCCTATCCTATATGTAAAAGTAGTCCAAGCGTCAGACATATTTGAAAGTACAATAGACCAAGTATTTGACAAAGTATCTTGCATACCTGCCATACCTGTCTTTTCTACTATTTCAATAAGGTCTTGCATACGCCCCTCAACAGTCTTATGCAAATCGTGACCTAAATAATTAGACAAATCACCAACGTCAAGAATATTTCTAAGCATTTTTGCCGAAACATTATCATCACCACTCAAAAAGTTTTGGATAGCCTGTTTCCATTTTAGTGCAGTTGTATTAGGTCTAAATGCCTGTAAGTCACCTATCCAAGCCATTGTTTCTTGTCTAAGTCCTGTTGTCTTACCAATCATTTGGTCGAAGGCTTCAAGTCCCTGTGACTTTAGAGTAACAACCATACCCTGCAAATCTTCTACCTCAAAAGGTGACTTGTTAGCATAAGCAAACAAATCATCTGTTATTTTGCTTGCTTTGTCAGCATCCCCATATAATGCTTTCAAGGTTAATTGGAAGTTCTCAAAAGAGGATGAAGTATCAACTACTTTAGACCCTATATTTTTCATTACTCCCAATACACTTTGACCCATATTCTGAAATTGAGAGCCAAGAACGCTCATACCAACAACAGATGTATTCATATCAAGTAGGCTGCTTGCAGTACCACCTATACCCATAGAGAGTTTATCAGCACTTCCTGACAAACTACTAAATGCACTTGAAGCTGATTGCATACCAGCCGTTGCGTTGTCCTGAAAGTCCAAGACAATGCTTAAACCATATTCACTCGCCGCCATATTAAGCGTTCTCCTCTCCTATTATTTTGAGAGGTATTTTAAAGATTAACTACTGCTTCTATTTTCTGCCTTCTTCTGCTTCATTATTAAATCATACCACATTCTGCGTTCACCTCTTGAAAGTTTCAGAATAGTATTTCTATCCCAATGGTATACATAAGCAATGACGTGGGCTTCTACCCACACTTCATCAATGCTTATGTAACCAATAATTAATTCCAACCAGTAGGTAGGGTGGTTTAAATAAAATTTGTTATGTTCAAACCGCCTTCAAATTCGTTGCCACATTCAGGGCACTCTACTGGAATTTTTAAATCCAAACCGAATTGATTTTCAGCCGACAACTTGATTAGGTATTCTCTATCTCTCATTGTCATCTTACGAACAATTTGCTCTGTCAACTCAAAATCGTCATCAAATTCAGTCAAATTCAATATCATAATTGTCTTGCCCTTAGCAAAATCTCTTTGAGCGATTGGAGCAAATCTGTTTCTGTCACCGTTAGTTGAATAACGAATTATACCTGTCTTATGTACATTACCTTGTTCATCTCTGATACCAACAGGCAACTCAAAAGGAATACCCCTTTCGCCGTCCCAAGGTACAACCTTTACTTCATCAACCGACAATCTTGTTGTAATGCTCTGTCCACACTTAGGGCATTTATGTCTTAGTTCCAATTCTTCACCAACTGATACTTCTCTTAGTCGAAGAATGATTACATCAATATCAGCTGTGTACATAGAGTTAAGAATTTCTTCTCTGTTGCTCTTTGACAAACTCTGAAAATCAATATCCCCAAGTGTAAGCAAACATCTGCTCAAAAGTAGATTATATAGCTTTACCATAGGGCTGTTTTTGTGTCTGCTAATAACTTCTTCATCTTCACCGTTAAGAGGACGGATTGAGAAAGTCTTGTGTAGCTTACCCTTTTCGTCAGTGTAACCTGCAATCAAATCATATTCGTCCTGCAAGTCACTCATTTTTGGGGCAGCGTTACGTTCTTCTGCCACCTGTGCAATTACTTCATTTGCGTTCATTACGTCTTTTTTCTTTAATGTAGCCATTACTACATACCTCCTTAATTTTATTACAAATTCATTATACAACAAAACTCTGCAAAAGGCAATACCTAAAGCAGAGTTTTGTTGGTTATTAATGTTGTTTATTCAGACTTAATCAATCCTGAAGGACTCCAGTTCTCAAATGAACCAGTTTCATCTTTAGGAATTTCATATGTAAGATAATCATATTGCAATGTAATTTTTTCTATTGCCACGTCATCACTGGAAGCGTCAAGGTCAGGTGCTTCCCATTTTGACATAAAGGCATTATTCAAAATATATTTGATACGAACCTTACCGTCACGACCAAGTACATTAACGTCAACGTCCATTCGTGATGTTGAGTCGCTACAAGTTTCTGCAAGCAAGTCAAGAACATTCTTTGTTGTACTCAAACTTGAGCTTGTTGAAGGAACAACACCCTTTTCCATTGTTACCTCACCGAATGAAGCCTTACCTGCAAGTTTTACAGGGTAGTTTGTACAACCTTCGTGATATTCTACGCCGTTTAAGTCAGCTGAAAGTCCTGAAACCTTTTGGAAACCGATTTTAGTGTTTTCAGCCTTTGAAGATGAAATTTTACCGTCTTTAGAAAAATTGTAAAATTTAACACTGAACATAAACTGTTGTAGTGGGTCAGTTGCTGTGCTATGCACATATGCTTCTGACTTTGGAAGTGCTTTTAAAAGAGCTGTGATGTTCATAAGTTCAAATCTCCTTTCTACTGCATTGAACGAGAAAGGTTGATTATAATAAATTCTGCACAATCTTTCTCTCTGTATTTAACAGTTGCATTTAATTCTTTCTTTGCAATGCTATTAGCCGTATTGGTTGTAGCGTCACAAATTACTGAAAAGGCTTCTGCCTCTGTTGAGCCTTCAAAACTGTTTGCTTCCCATAGACTCTTTAGGTAAGATGAAATGCTACGTCTTACGCTACTCCAAGTAGTTGGGTTATTTGGCTCAAAGATGTACTGTTGTAGCAAATCTTCAAGGTCACGAGTGATAAGTGTTTCAAGCAAAATACTTGAAATATATCTGCCATTCTCAAATAGAGAACGTCCACCCCAAATACAAATGCCATATTGTTTCTTATCCATTAGGCAAGAAACATTTAAGTCATTTAGCTTACCTGCGGTTGTCTTATCAAGAATAGTTGAAAGTCCGATTGCTCCTGTAAGTGTTGCGTTTGTACCTGCTGGTACTTTAGCATAGCCATATTCAAGAGCCATACGAATAATTGTACCTTGTACCTTACCTACGTTTGGTACAGTCTTTGTTTCATAAGTGATAGGGTCAGTAATTGTTACCCAAGGATAATAGTAGTTACCTCTACCCTTATCTAAGAAAGCAATTTCTTCAACAACTGTATCACTTGTAGCCGTTTCAGACTCTGTACACAAGATTGCGTGTATTCTTGTGTTTTCTGTACAGTATTCCAAAAGGTGCTTACTATCTGTCTTTGTAGCGTCAACAATAGACAACATTGTTACATCATCAATTACATCAAAATTCTTTAAAATTGTCTTGTAATCAGCGATATTACCACTATCTTTACCACCTGATAAAGCTGTGGCTACTGTCACTTCAAGAGTTACCTCACCTGTTGATGTAACCTTGATATACTCACTGCTATTGTTTATAGCAGCGATAACAGTATCGTTTGTAACTGATGTGAATGTTTCAACAAGAGAGTCACTATTAGCCTGTTCACCGAAATAAACCTTTACGTCAAAAGTACTACCTACTGTTGAAGTAGCAACTTCAACGAATACCTTTCCGTCACTCCAAGCACCTGTGTCAACAGTTGTCACTGTCATACCACTTATAGTGTTTGTAGAAACTGTATCTTTTCCGTCTGACGCACTCAAAACGTAACAGTCGCTACCGCCGTTCTGAAAGAAATCATAAACTGCATAAGCAAGATAGCTTGAAGATGTAAAAGGACTTGTTAGTCCGTTTGCAAATGCTTCAATGTACTCTTGCCAAGATGTAATAAGCACTGGCGTGTTTTTTACACCACGTTCAGCCTTACCAATAAAGCCACCAATATACGAAGATGACTCTGTTGCTGGAGCTGTAACGACAGTCTGACGATTTACATACACGTCAGGATATGAATACTTTGCATTAGCCATTTTTATTACCTCCATTATTATTTTTCTGTGACTTAGTGTTATTCTTCTTAGTCGTCACTTTTTCAGAAGAAGAATTATCAGCAGCCTGCTGTGTTTCGACAGTTACCGAAACAGGTACAGGCTTTGCTTTTGGTTTAATGATTAAAAGCCTTCCAGCTTTTACTTCATTGTATATCACCTTTGTAATAAGGTGTTCTTCAACCTCAACCTTTTCATAGGCACTTATGCGAAGTGCTGTGTAATCTTTCAATGATAGATTATGAGGTTTATTTGCAATATCCTTAATAAAAACTTTAGACATTTAGAAGCCCTCCTTACTTAGTATTACTGTTTCAATCAAACCACTATGCTCATTATAAGTCCTGCCTAAATAGCCTTGTATTGAGTAAGTAATGGTTGAGTGTATATCTTTGTCACCTTGTGTCAAAGTATCTCTACGCCTTAAAATATCCTTTTGAATACATAAAACGCTTGTAAGATTGCCTATTGAATTTCTTACAGGTAAATTAAAGAATTTACCCCTACTATAAGGTGGTAAACTCTGTAACCACTTCTTAGACATATTATCCACATCTGTCCAAGTTTTACCCCAAAAGTCAATTTGGTAATACATATCAAAAGGTATAGGCAAGTAGTAATTTATTGCTTCCTTTGTTTCCTTATTGACATATGTATATTCGACATTATCTGTCCTGTCGGTGTTTGACAAGTCCATAAGATTATACCAAGTAATACAAGGATATGCTTCTAATTTAAGAGTTTCATCAGGCTTTCTCATCTGAACAGGCACTTTATAGGGGCTACCATTGCGGTCAAGAACGACAGCTTTTTGAGTATAAACCATAAGTGCTCTGTTTATTTCATCTTTCCAAACTGAAGCTACTTCCATTATTACTCACCCACTGCCCTTTCCAAAATCTCATTGGCTCTTGCCTTTACGTCAGCCTCACACCGCTCCCAAGCCTTTTGAAATAAAGGTCGTGCTGGTGCTTTACTTGTGCCACCGTCTACCCAACTTACAACCTGTTGGTCGCCACTAAGCATTATGATATAACCGCCACGTCCTGCTGACATAGCAACTGCTTCACCTGTTGTCCTATCTTGTGTACCGTCAACCCAAGGTGTTGAGCTACCTTTTAATCTTACTGTAATCGGAGAGTTTGCTACAAAGTCACCACTCTCTTTAGTAGCATTTACAGCGTCAACAACTATTTGTGCAAGCTCGTCCATAGCGTCAGCTATTTCAGCTCCTGCACCTGCCAACTGGTTTAAAGCAATACCACAAGCGTCCCATTCACCTGCCTTATGAAACACAAAACCTGCTTTAGCAAACTGTCCTGTGTTTCCCCAAGCACGTCTAAAACTCATAACTCGTCACCCCAGTCAGTGCCGTCATAATTAACTTCACAATCACGTCCGTAATCTGTTTCGTCAAATATTTCACGGCAATAAAACTTGTAAACAATGTATGTGTTATTTATTTGTGTTCGTGGTTGTACACGAACAATCTCAAAGTCCATATTGTTAAATACAAACTTTCCTTTTCTCATTTCTGCTATATCCTTAGCTGTAACAGCAATATTATTGTCCCAAAAACTTTGAGTAGGAACAGTTATCTTAGCTGTGAGGTAGGTACGATTTACCGCCTTTTCACCCTCTTTAGCTTCCAACTGAACCCTTGCCGTTAAGTAAACAGGCTCTTTGTAGATTTTCTGTGTTGTTTCGCCGTAAGGGTTTATATCAGTCTTTTCTCTGTCCAAAAAGTAAAAGGGTACTTCTTGAGAGAAAATCTCTTGATAAACTTCAAGCACACCGTCCAAAAAGGCTCTTTCATTCAAGTCAGTTATTTCAGGTATTTTACCCATAACTTCTCACCCCCCCCTTATAATGATACTTCTTCTACATCATCAGGTGTATCTGTATCATCAGGTATGATTGCAGTCAACTCTGAATAAGCAGAACGTCCTGTCCAATCAAGTAAGCGTACAAGTATATAATAAGTTGCACCTTTTTCACAATTCACTATTCTACAACGCTTCTTATGAGGGTCAGTAATGGTTGATACCTTTTTAGCTAAAGGTGATATTTCACCAGTTAAAGCATAACTGTCAGCTATCGGAGATGTTGATACATAAATCTCATAGCATAAGTGCCTATCATATGTTGCTTTCCAAGATATTTCTATTGAACTATCTTCCACCGAGTCAATTTTAGCTTTTAATGTAGGCATTTTTGCCTTTTCATAGTTATAAGGTGTATAGTATCTATTAGATAAATAGGTACTTGCGGAGCAGAGAGTATTACTCCCTGCACCACCTTCATCTAAATATTTGTCCCAATCTCCGTCCATAGCATTTACTAAGGTCATATAATGGTTAAACCATTGAGATTTTTTCAAATAGTTATTGTCATCTGCACCTATATCTACGTAGTTAGCGTGACGTATAGCTAAAGCTAAGTACAATTCACGCCTTGCCAAAATTGACAGAGGGTACATATATTCTTCGGGAAAGTCACTTAAATCTTCATCTGCAAAGGCTCTTGTCCTTGCAAGGTTAAGGTATAGTGTTAAATCTTCATCAGACAGTTTTAGATACAATTCGTCACGTTCAGTGCTATCTTCTAACTGAACATTAACACTCAAACGCAAATATCTTATCAAATCTGCTGTTGTCATAACATATCACCCCTACCTTAATTAGAATGGTCTAAGCATATCTCCTCTTTGAAGTATATCCTTAACATTTTGTGGCACTTCAACAATTACACCTTTCTTTAGATGATAATACGTGCCACCGATACAACAGTCATAATCGGTAGCTGGACACACCTTTACAGGTTTAGTGCCTGCTACAATGCCTGTATTTTCTTCCTTAGCCTTTTGTTCCACCTTTGTAGGAACATTAAACTCTGCATTACCTTTTGTTTCTTCTGCTTTTGTAGTTTCAGCTACTTCTGCATTTTCAACAACTTCTGTATTTTCAGCGTCTGCCTTAGGCTTTTTAACGATTTTACCTGCCATTTTTATTTCCTCCTAAACAACAATTATAACACGATTAAATCCGAAATTTTTAGGCTGTTTCAATAACTACGCCATACTTATCGTGAAGCAAACCTGTACCAAAGATTGAGTACCAGCCAAGACTTCTCTTTCTTCCGAAATCCTCAACACCGTTATCTCTTAGTTCAACAGATAGTGCTGTTGCAATACCATAGTAAGCGTCACCAAATAGTAGAGCTTGATATACAGGAACAGCGTTCTGTGAACCTTCTTCACCTGCACCTTTAACAAGGTCAGCATTGTATGACTCCTCTGTTTCTGCTGCTGCACCATTGCACATAAGAGTTGTTTCAATAAATCTTACATCATCAATTCTGCCGATTTCACCTGTAAATAGTTGCATAGGTGCACCATAATTTGAAGCATTTACCCAAGCTGGGTCATCTCTTAGAGTACGGCTCTGATGTGGGTGTACAAAACAAATCCAGTTTGTACCTTGATACTTTGGAGCGTCTGCTGTTGAAAGAATTTCAACTGCGTCCTTAATTGTTGCAACATTCAAAGTATCTGTTGCTGTAAGACTTGCTCTTGTAGTTTTCTTACCGCCATAAACAACATTCTT